TGTCCAAGTCAATCAAATGCACGCGCCCTCGCTCAATCTCTCTGCAACCAACGTGCCAGACTTCGGCAATCATGCTGGCGTATTCCTCCGGCTCTCTGCTAGGTTGCCCACCATGAAAGCGATTGATGCGCCACCCGCATTCTGCCAGTGCGTCAATCATCACCGTGCCTAATCCGTCTGCATCGCCCCATATCTGAGACGGCATGAGCTTTTCAGATTCAAACAAGCGTATGAATTGTTGAACCGCCTGCATTGTGTCCTTCTCCACCCACGCCTTGACGATTCTCGCCGTATTGCCGCGCCTGACTGCCAAACAGTTTTCATCCCTTCCCGCTGCGAAGTCACAGAATGCCGCTATTTGCCCCGCTGTCTTGGCTTCTGGCTGATTGCATAGCGATGTTTTAAGTTTGTCAGGTGGGAGCAATAGCAACTCGGAATCCTCGCTAAACTCTGCGAGATGCTTTGAGCGATACCAAGGGTGATCTGCGCCGTATTTCTGCAAATCCCGTTCGCGCGTGACAGGGTCGATGTGTGGGCATTCCGTGCTTGGCACTTGGCGCGTGAAATACATCGGCGCGTTCTTGTGGTGCGAGTCATAGAACTGTCCACGGGGCGCGCCTGGCGATGATGTCCACAATTCAAAGCGCCTAGTGCATCGGTCGAATGCCTCGAAAATACCGTTCGGCACGGTCTTCGCCTCGTCGATGATGAGAAACACAGGGTCAATGTCTCGGTGTATCTTAGGGTGATGACCTTCCGCGCGCCCCTCGTTGTCTGTTGAGAATCCGAACGCATATCCGCCATCCGGTGTGCGCAATTCCTCACGCATGAACTGCCATTGCGGGAACTTGTCTTGAAAGGTGCGTATCGCCGTCCATAGTTGCTTTTCAATCTGCATCCATGAACCAGATGTGAAAACACATTGCCCCTTTGGATAGGTATGCAAGAACCACAAGATGAGCGGTGCAATCAGCCGCGCCGTCTTGCCGCTGCCGTTTGCCGCAACTACGCTGGTCGGTTGCTCCATGGCTACGGATTCCATGCACTCGATTTGCCAGTGATACGGCACAATGCCTAGAATCTTGATACAGAACTCAGTCGGGGTCATCATTGTCCAATCTTGCGGGGCGGTGGGTTGTTGATTTGCGCGAATGCCTTAGATATTGCTTTTGGCTCGTTGTCACAAATAAACTGCGAAGACAAACCATCTTGATACGCTTGCTCTTGTTGAATCTCCCGTAATGCTTTTGCTGATCTCTTTTGCTTATCTCTGCGTCTTTTCATATTCTTTTTTGTTGTGTCGTCGCGTGCTGTTTGCTCTGCTTTTTGCGATTCAGTAATTCGATATAAAGCGGGTCAATCTCAAGTTCCGCCCACGCTTTGTCAAATTTCGGGTCGCGCCTTTTTGCTTCTCTTAACGTCACTGGTCTTTCATCAATCCCGCTTTTTCTGTATCTTATCTGTGTGCTGTTCATGGCTTTATCCTCACTTTGCTTCTAGTTGTTTCAATCAAGTGTTTGAGTTGCTCCTCTTGATCGGGAGGGAGATTGATAACGGTTGCGCTCGCTGCCGTGTTGTTGTTGTTCACGATGATTTCCGGCTTGTCGCCGTAGCGTTTAGGATCCCACTTTGCGAGTAGCTTTAGGCGGGTTTCGACTTGCAGCTTTCGATGCCCTAGCATGTCTGATTTCTTGACTTGAAAGCCGTCTTCGCTTTCGGTGACTTCCTCGCCAATGATAGGCGTGTCTGCAATGCGTAAAGCCTCTGCTGCGATAGCGTCAAATCCTAGTTCTCTCGCGCGCGCGATGTCGCAAGAAAGTTCCTCATCGTCTTTCATCCAATTTCTAGCGATAGTGTCAGAAATGCCATGCTCTCGGCAAATCACCGTCAATGGAGTTCCTTTTGATAGCCCTGAAATAATAGCGTCAACGATTTCCGGCGTGCGTTTCGTCGGTCTTCCCATAACTTTCTTCCCTTGATTTTGCAAGGATTCTGAATTTTGGTCTTGACGTGTTTTTGCCATTGATTAAAATTGTTTTTGTTACCGCTGATTGATTTGCGCTCTAAGTCGCTTGATAGCGTCCAATGTCGGTTTGCCATTCGGTCCGATTGCACCTTCTCCAAATCGTGCGCGTAAGTCATCTTGCGCTTGCCTGCGAATTTCCGGCGTTACATCGTCAATGTCTGATTCGACATTTGCATTGAATTGTTGTCCCAGGTCAACGCCTAGATACTTTACATCAGGCGGCATAGCTTTCTCTCCCTTGCGGATGACTTTTAGTTTTTCAGCTTCCGCGCGCTTTACGGGTTGCTGCACCATGTATGAGTTAAATCCGAACGGTCCCCATGGCACTTCAAATCCGCCAATGTCGGCGCTATTCATTCTAAGCCAAAACGGATCATTCCACTTTTTCACGACTCCTTCATTGGCAACGTGTAGCGGTCGCGGTTCTGTTGCGCCTGGTCTACGAACGAATCGAGCGGCGGGGAATTGATCTAGCCAATCAGGGTCAGACATGCGGCGTTGCCATTGTGCAAAAGTGCTAGCTTGCTCCCTGTTGGTGTTAAAAATCAAAGCTAAGCGCGCATTGCTAGCGACATTAGTAATACTTTGATCCGGCAATTGCTCAGGGTCAATTAGTCCCTCGCTTAACATTAGATCGGTGATTTTTTCCCGAAAGTCTGCCAGTCCGTTTGCCTTGTAAACTGTCTCGATTGCTCCTGTTGTTGGATTCACTACGTTCTCGACGGTGTTTGAAGTCCAGTCGATCAAGTAATTTTTCATCCGTGTCAGCACCTTTGCGCTCTGGATTGTGGCGCTGAAAAATGCACGACGACGAAAAGCGGGTTCGACTTGCTGCCATTCACGAGAACGGAACCACAGCGGGCGGATTGCTCGCATGGCTAGTTGTTTGAGTTTGTCAGATAGCGCACTCATTGATTTCTTGCATGATTTGAGTTCCCTTGTCGGTCCAGTGCCAGCGGGGTATTGCGTCTTGTGTGTGACATAAAACTCCCTTTTTTGAGAGGATGAAAAGATGACTGCGCACGTTTGGCAATAGCTGCCCCGCAATGTCTGCAATCTGTCGCGCGGTCTTGAAATCAGCGTTTAGAAAAACCTCAGATTCCCGCATTCCTAGCCCCTCACGACTCAGAATTGACACGGCACGAATGGCGATTCGATAAGGCTTAATCGTCGCAAGGCTTGCCGTCTTGATACCTGACAGCTTGCCGCGCGCCGTGTCCAAGGTATCTTTTCCCGTCACGGATTTTACCACGCCGCAACTGGTCAAGCTTTTCGTCTGTGCTATGCTGTGGCGTGTATTGCTCATTTTCGTCCTTTCGTTCCGTGCGTCTGTCATCTTTCACGTTCTGCGTATTACTAGATTTTTCCGCCGTTGGCAAGCATAAATAATTCCCCGCCGCCATCGTCCCAAATCATCGGTTGATCGGATGACGGCGGGCTGTTTGTATTCCGGTCAATCACTCGATTGGGGAAAGTCGTTGGTAAAAATAAAATCCTCACTTGCCGGAACTGGTTCAAGGGTTAAAATTGCCCTGTATCGCGCCGTTTTCATATCCAGCAAATCGGGGCATTTTGCAATAGGGATTTCAATATTCAATTCTGCGCCTTGGTTATCAATGAGAGTCGCTTCCAGTTTCGCTTTCTTTTTGCCGTATGGTGATTGCCATGTGGTAACGCTCTCAATTACGCAAAGCAATTCAATTTGGATTTTATCTTTCATATTTTTAGCTTATGCGATTGCGACTTAATGACGCTAACCCGCCTGCGAATCGTCGCCATGGCGTGTGGCAGCGTTGGTGAGTCGATTTCCGCCATGTCCTGCGCAATGTCCAAAGCCGCGCGTGTGGATAGGATAGCGGCGGAAATATCGGGGCAGTCGCTAGCTAACCCGAAAAGGTCTTGCCGTAGTGCCACGATTTCGCGGATTGTGTCGGATTTGTTCATGCTAAAACGGAATCGTTTCAAAGTCATCATCCGCCGCGCTGCTCGGTGCTGGGGCTGATTGCGCTTTCGGCTTTTGACCAGCAATACGAGCATTGCCCACAATCGCGCCTTTTGTGCCTGATTCGCGCTCCTCTTTACTTACGTCTTCCACGATCATGCCATCGTTGCCGTATTGGTCTGGCGCGTCTTTGAGTAAAACGGTAAGATTAGCATAAGTGCCTTTCGCGCCTTTGTGGAGTCGCTTTTTGTCAAGTTTGGTAACATCAATGTTTAGTTTGATTATCATAAATTTTGTTCGGTGCTGATTTATACGTTGCGCTTTTCGGATTCTTTCAAACTATTTCAGTCAATTTCAGATATTTTTTTGCGTAGGCTTCACGTTCTGTCATGTATTTGCAATGCCGCTCAATCCATCGCTGGGCGCGGCGTTGCTTAACTTTCATTACAGAGGCGATTTCTTTTGACCTCATGCCATGCTTAAGCCGCATAATGGCAGCGGCGGCAATTCGTGCGTATGCGCTTTTGTGGCTCTGGTAAGGCGATAGCATGTCGGAAACGTCAACGTCAAACGCCTCCGCGATTGGTTCAAGGTCAATCTCCGTTTCTTTGGCGCGGCGTTGCATTTCCAGCATGAGCATGTCAGTCGGCACGCGCATGAGTGCTTGGCGTAGGTTCTCTTTTTGTGTCGGTGTCATCGTTTGCGTTTCTTCGTTGGTTTGTCTAGTGGGATTCCTTTTTTGATGCGGTATTTGTTGCGCTGGTAAACTCGCATG